CAGGAAAGGTGAAGATAAGTACAATTACGAAAGAGTACGGTGGAGACCCTCTTATGACATACGAATTTAGTCAATTCGTATTCAACCACTTCGTCCCAGTGTTAAAGAAATTGTTCCATAAGGATGGAACAATAACTGATGCACTGTGGAATGAGGAGGGCGATGGTCCATTGGAATTTATGAAGGGACTCCGGGCTAAACCGTTCCTGATTTCTAAGTCTGGACCCGCGGTGCGAGGGTACAGTGTTCAGAGCGGAGCTCAGAGCACGTCCCCTGCATCTATTTTGGCTTCAGCGTTCACATGGTTACACAGTCCTCTGTACCCAATTTTGCAAAATTGGTGTAAAATGACGTCTAACCAGTGGGTGCTGAACCGGATAGAATCCTGGGCCAAAGAGTTGTGGGTTTGGGAAGATTCTCTTCCCTTATCCTCGGGAGGGCCATCATGCCCTTTCGAAGCAACTAATTGGCTTGGGAAACTTGGGTTCAAACCGGAACCAGCCGGTAAAGTTCGGGTGTTTGCCATGGTTGATCCTTGGACACAGTGGCTCTTTGATCGCCTTCATAAAGCGATCTTTGGGTTACTGGAGCGAATACCACAGGATGGAACATTTGATCAGGAGCGACCGATTCGTCATTTGTTTGCATGGAAGGATGCTAACGAGAAGAAATTCTCGAAACCAATTTCTATGTATTCATTTGATTTATCAGCCGCGACCGATCGTCTGCCTATCGTACTTCAAAAAGTACTACTGTCTCCCTTCTTAACAAGTTGGGGGGCAGAGCTGTGGGGTTGCCTAATGGTCGGTCGGAAGTATCACTGTCCCAAGACAATCAAGTTCGGGAATGGTCCTAAACAGACTGTTTCTGAGCTGGGATATGTCCAGTATGCAACCGGACAGCCTATGGGTGCGCTCAGTTCTTGGGCGATGCTGGCTTTTCTTCACCATGCAATCGTTCAGTGGTCCGCCTTTAAGGCGGGCGTACTTACCTCTGATAAACCATGGTACGAAGGCTACGCCGTCTTGGGAGACGACGTAGTTATAGCCCGTGACTGTGTAGCTAAACAATACGCTGGTATCATGAAAGCGTTAGATGTCGGGATTGGGGACCACAAGTCTCTGATCTCAACAACAGGCAAGGCCTTGGAATTTGCGAAGCGAACTTTCCTTAACGGAGAGAACGTCTCAATGGTTCCTTTTGCCGAGTTTGTGGTTGGTCGGTTATCCTTAGCCGGCCTTCTGGAGCTTGTGCGCAAATACTCATTATCCTTTGGACAGATGCTATCTGTTCTGGGATATGGGTATCGCGCAAAGGCTTCAGCATCAAAGCGTCTCTTCACGTTACCAAAACGATTGCGAAATTACATAATCACGTTCTACGGTCCCGGGGGTCCTGGTTATACAGGTCTAAAAGGTTGGTTACCCTTGAAATCGGTAACTAGCCTATATAAGACTTCGATGACCAGGGTTCAAGGTCTCTGTAGACTATTCTTCGAGTCTGAGGTTAAACTCATGCTCGAATACCTAGATTCCTACTCGGAGCTAATAGCTCTGGCTAAGAAGTTAGGGACGGTCTATAGGGATCGTGAACATTATGGCACGACACCTAGAGGCACTGATCGAGCATCGAAGCATTCGGGGATTGAAGCCACTACACCTAGTGAGGTGGTGGATTCCCTAAATGAGACGGTGTATCGGGAGTGTTTCTTGGATGTGGTCATAAGCGCTCGGGACCTTCGTACTAAGCTAGAGGAAATCTCATTGCCTCAGGTAGCTCCGGAAACGAAGGAAGTTGTAGAGGAGGTCTTCTGTCCACCCGAGGGGTGGTACACTGTGGATGGGCAGTGGTTCAGACCACAGACTCTGGAAGAGTATAATGCTCGACTAGAGGCTGTATATGAGCCAGACCCAAAAGGCACGTGCATTACAGACGCGGGGGTGGTTCCACATCCTGATCTCGATCTCAGGGCCCTCTATTTAGATCACCTTAAGGCAACGGTGTTGCCCGAATGGCATTCTGAATATGACAATGAGAAAGATTTCAACGAGTGGGTCTCCGCCTCGGTCCGTAAGGGACGTCTGTCCACACCTAGTGTAGAACCCCGTGTCCCGTTCGTCCCGGTTACCGAGGTTCCTTCCTCGGCACCCGGAGTTCAAGTGGCACCGCCAGTTGAATATCGAACTCGGACTGTACAGATTGCGAAACCGCAAGATCCTTTAGTTCCGGGCTACTCCCTTGACTGGGAGAGCCTTGAGAACCTTTGGGCCCAGTTCCGAGAGATCGAAACTGAGTTCGCGGCGTTACCTTTCCCTAGAAACATCCAAACTCGAGTGTCAGAAGGAAAACCTCCGACAAGCGAGTCTAAGATGCTAAAGAGATGGTACCGTTACTCTAGTACGGTTAGGAGTGGTTGGCCTGCTCGCCGTGCTGATCTCGCTGCGCATCGGTCCGGTCAAGAGCGAGTTCGCCGCACACTGAGCGCGCGCGGCGAACCTCGACACACTGCCCTGAGTCGCTGGCCGGGTGACCTCGGTTCGGCCTCTAGACTCGGGCGAGTGTCTGCCCACCCTGAGCTGAG